GGGTATTGATTGTCTCCAATCTTAATACCTTTATTTCCTTTTGGAAAACTTGTTATACTTCCATCTTTTACTACTGCAAACATATATCTCCTATGATAATACTAAGTTAAGGTTTCTTCCAACTTCAAGCCACTTAGCTCCGTTGTATCTAAAGGTAAATAAATCACCTCTTGCTCCTGTTGTTGTGGCTGTTGGTGCTGCATCTCCTGTAAATTCAAATACTGCGTTCCAAGCAATTGTATTTGTACCTCCTGCATCCTGTATACAAAGAATAGAAATGTATTGTCCTGTTGTTGGATTAGTGGGTGCATCAAATGTTACGTTGGCTGTCAGTGTTACTTTAGCAACGGGCGATGCTCTTACATCCCAGTCTTGTGTAGCATCGAATGACAGTGTATCTTCTGTTAAGACTACAGCACCGGATATAGCTGTTAAGTTATTAGCATCTGCTGAAAATACTTTAGAAGCCGCTGTTGTACCTAGCGTTGCTAAGTCACTATAATTAATTTCTGCCGCAGTTGCTGTTACATTTGTACCACCTATATCTAGCGTAGTCATCTGTACTTCACCGGCAACAGTTACTAAATCAGCCGCTACAGTTATTAAATCAGTGTCATCTGTATGCCCAATTGTTGTTCCGTTAATTAAAACGTTATCAATATCTAATGAACCACCACTAATTAATCCTGTTGTTGTTATTGCCGATGCACCATTATTAATAGTTCCAAATCCAGAAGTTATCGAACCTGTATCTAATGCACCTGTTGTTACTAAACCCGTAGCAGTAGTTATTGAATTTTGTGTTGCTGTAGTTACTGTACCTGCAACATTTGCCGCAGTTAATACATTTGTGTTTGGATTCCAAGTTAATCCTGTATCTGTTTCAATTCCTTGAGTACCTGTTGCACCGTCTAAAAATGCAAGGTAAACTGTTTCAGCAGTAGTATTGTTAGCAGTTGCAGTAATAGTAGTTGCAAGAGTTGCAAGGGTAGCAGTATCTGCGTTACCTGTTACATCACCAGTTAAATCACCTGCTAATAATGTTGCCGTTAATAATCCACTACTAGAATTAAATGTTAAATTAGAACCACTCTTAGGAGGTAAATCACCTGTTGCCGCAGTTGCAAATAATGGAAAACAAGTTGTGTCGCTTGACTCATCAGCCACAGTAACAGCAGTTCCAACAGATGCTAAAGCAACGGCTATATTTCCTGTACCATCAAAACTTGTGCCACCTATAGTTCTAGCCGATGCTAGTGCTGTAGCCGTAGCTGCTAATCCTACTGCAATATTTGCAGAGCCATCAAAGCTTGTACCACCGATTGTTCTTGCTGTTGTTAATGTTGCCGCTGAACCTGTTGTGTTTTGGTTAAGCGTACCAACTGTAAAATCTAATGTGTTATCAGCATCTTGGTAAGCAACTGTAATACCCGATTCAGTATTAGAAGTAACCATTGCTCCTACAGTATCTGCTATAGTTTCTGCTAGTGTTACTCCTGCTATAGTTATAGCATCAGCTTCTAATGTCCCGTCAATATCAGCATCACCAGATATATCTAATGATGTTGCGTCAACTTCACCTGCTACAGTTAAAACACCATCAGCTAAAGTTAATAAATCTGTGTCACTAGTATGCCCTATTGTTGCTCCATTAGTAATTACGTTATCAACAGTTAGAGTTGTTAGTGTTCCAAGACTTGTTATATTTGATTGAGCCGCAGTTGTAACTGTAGCCGCTGTACCAGAAGCATTTCCTGTTACATTACCTGTTAAAGGCCCTGCAAAAGCATCTGCTGTTACTGTGCCGTCAAAGAAAGCATCTTTAAATTCTAAAGAAGCAGTTCCTAAATCTATTTGATTATTAGTAACAGGAGATAATGCTCCATCACCAATAGTTAATCTACCTGCACCACCTGTAGCTACTGTAATAACATCAGAGCCACTAAAAGTAATTGATGTATTAGTATCCCCATCTCCTGCAATGCTGTCTAATTGTACTGCACCTACATTTGATAAAGTTGCATCACCAAAGTCTACTGCACCTGCTACTGTTAAAGTACCAGATACATCTACATTACCATTTATATCAATAGTTGTAGCTGCTATTTGTATTTCTGTATCAGCAACTAAATCTAATTGTCCATCAGCAGATGAATTAATATATATTGCTGTATCTCTAAATTGTAATTTTTCTGTAGTACTGAGTAATAAATCATCAGAGAATTGAAAATAATCTTCATCTTCCATCCATGTTAATACACCATCATTTGATTCTCCATCAAAAGTCATGGATATATCTGTACCTGCTGTAGCATCACCTATAGTAATAGCTGTACCTAGTAGTTTAGTTATTGGCCCACCTTCTGCTGCTGTTCCATCGTGAGTATGCCCACTACTTACTGCAAATGCTGCTAGTAATTGGTCAAACTCATTATTAAAATGAGCCGCTTCAATAGTAGAGCCATCTACTATCGTACCACTACTTTGTCTTGTGTATGTCGCTCCCATTTATCTTCTTCCTCCGTTAACGTATTCTAGTTCATAACCTTTTAATGACATTGGTGCTTTATTACTTTTATCATTTAATTTTAGTGCTACCACAAATCCAGACCCTTCAACTGAATGTCTTGCTAAAGGAATACCCGATTCTGCCGCATATATAGCTGTTCCATATGAACCACTACCATAAAAATTCTGTCCCCCACCTTCTCTTAATGGATAAGCATCTGGTTGAGGGGTACTTGTATCTTCAAAATTATAGCGTAATTGAAATGTTTGATTAGTTGAATCAATTGTATCATTAGCATCATAATTTAATAAAACTCTTTGCATACTTTTTCTTATACCCGGGTCACCTAATGATAAATCGGGTGAACGATAAAATGCGGATATGTTTGCTGTTGTTGATGCATATGTAAATACATTTCCGGATTCCATATTATACACATATCCATCATAACCACCATATATAGTTGTCTCCACATTACTAATTAAATCAGAATCACAACATGCAGGTTTAATTCCTTTTATATCTGAGTATTCAAAACCTAGTGTTCCAGTTTCTGGGTTAGCTTTTAACACCGCAATAATTCCTTTACAACTTGTTTCAACAGTATCATCTGGAGGATAAAATAATCTGTATTGAGATTTATCTCCAATTACAACTGCTATAACATTATCATATTCAATATCAGCAATACGTTTTTGTATTTGTTTTGATACTGTACCTAATTCTACATCACCAATTCTTTCTGTACCTGCTATAGTTCTAAAACCATCTTTCGATAGAAATAGTAAATCCCCACCAAGTTCTTGAATAGAATGATGGGCTATTGTTCCTACATCTTTTGCAACTTCTGCCAATGCAAAATCACTAGCACTTGTCCCTACTAACTTATATACACTGTCTTCGCAAAATATAAATAATGTATCCCGAAATACTTTAAGTCCTGTAATTACAGCACCTACTACAATACTTCCTCCGCCTGTGTCAAAATCATCTTCTGTGTAAGGGCCCGAAAATATTATTGTTGACGTAGCATTTGACATACCCCCATAAAACATATGATTAGCAAATGATTTAACAAACTTAGGATTAGTTGGAGCAGTTCCACCACCTGTAGCGTTTATTATATCCTCTGTGTACGATGTGTCAAGTGTAAAAGCACTAGAAGTGCCTGTAGCAATAATTATTTTTTCAGTACCACTAAAATTAAATTTATCAAAATCATAAGTATTAGTAGTCCCTTTACTTGTAGCTCTAGAAGTCCAACTTCCAGATGTAGAACCTGTATACACTGTTCCGCCTCGAGCCGCAACAATTAAATTATTAAATATTGATACCATATTTAATCGTTCTGTAGAAGCCGATACTTGTGGTACTATAGTTGAATTATATTTTGCTGTTCCGGATATTTTTTTATACCCTCCTGCAATATCGGGTTCAAAATTCTGTAAAGATAATGCTTCTCCGGGTCTCATTGAAAAAACATCTTTATTTAAAATTAATCCCCCAAAACAACTTACAACTGTTGGAGTTATTTGAGAAGTATTTGGCACTACATTATACCTTTACCATAGTGACGAAGATTAACTCTTTCATCACGCATGTATTCTTGTTTTGATATTAAATCTTTTTGCAATCTTTTTAAACCATCTTTGTATTCTTTAGCCGCTATCATTGCATGTTCTGGGTCAGAACGTAGCATATATGCATAATATCTAGCTCTTGTTACTAATAAATCGGCATACCTAGAATCTAAATCTGGTACATCTCCATGTGCAGATAATTCAGTATGTTCTTTCCAATATTCTATAACAATAGAATAATCATTTCTATTTGGTACTGGACTTAAACCTAATTTACCACTTTGAGTTTTATAGATATATTGAGGTTCTCCTTGAGAAGAACTTAAATTAGCTTTATCTCTTTCCGAGTATTGTCTTACATAATCATCATAAGAAATATATCTTAATTTTTTAGGGCCTGTATTTCTAGATATTCTAATATAATCTACATCTAAATTAGTTGATGTAACTGTATTATTTACTGTAATATAACTTGTTTGGGCTGTTGCTGTAAAAGTTGTATCTAATACTGCACCATCACCAAAATCTGTAACTGTTAATGTAGTGTTTAAATTTTGTGTACCTTCTGCTGCTGTACCTACTTGTACTTTTAAAGCTTGTCCTACACTATTAGAATCATAAACTTTTACTTGTAATCTGTATTCTGTATTTTTACTAGTTGTGATAGCTTGATAAGCGGCATAATCATTTAATCTTAATCTACCATTACCCCCACTATTGTAAGCGGCACTACCACTTCCTGCTATTGTAGTCCAACTAGTAATATTAGAAGTAAATTCACCATTCGTTACTACTTCTTTTGGTTTAGAATAGACTGTATCCCAATCTATTTTACGCCAATCTAAATCCCCACTTTGAGGTGAATCTGTTGTAGGTAAGGTGTATTCCCTCTGCCCACTATTTGTATTATAAAATGTTTCTTTATGAAGACTTGGTAATTCTTCTAATTCATTATAAACATCATGTAATGCTCTATTAACAAAATTTTTAACAGATGTTTGTACGCCTCTACTAGATGAAAAAGTAGATGAAGTTAATTCAACTTCATTTAAATCATTTAGTACTCTGTTAGTTATTGTTAAATATGTTGCCATTAAATTTCTGTTCCTGTTTTACTTAATCCCGGTATAGGAAAACTTTTAAATTCTACACAGTATGCGTCCATCTGTACTACTAATTTATATTCTGTAGATTTGTTATTATAGGATTCCATTAATTCATATTTTGCTGTAATGCAATTTTCTTCACTTGGGTATATAAATCCATTATATTTAACTGAAGGTGCATTTGGCATTGATATTATTATTAACATAAACCATATATTAATCATTTTTTATTTTATTTTTATTTTCTAACAAATTTAATATTTTATCTATTTTACTTTCTAGATTTACTACTCGTTCTTCCATCTCATGTTTAATGTTATTATGATTAGGATACATATCAGTAAATTTTTGACCAGTGCTAGCCATTGTTTTTTTTCTAAAATCGTAAGTTGCCATAAATCCTCTGTATATTTATTAGTCGCTTTCAAATAAGGGGGCCGAAGCCCCCAAATATATTAGTTATTAGCCATCGTGTTGAGTTGCTGTATTTCTATCTGTTTCTTCTACACCACTTACATCACACAATAAAGCAAAAACACGGAGTTTACCCGCACTTGATACTGCACTTAGACAAAGTATGTCTAAAGTATCCGCACTTGCTATTACTGGTCTTGCAGTAGCTGTAAGAACAGAGTAACCTGTTGCATTAGCATCTCCGTCAACAAATGTGTCAACGTCTCCGCCAGTAATACCTAAATCTAAAGTTACAGAACTAGATAATGCTGTGATTATTTCAATTCCTGCGTGTAAGATTAAAGTTTCAGCAGGGATGTCAATACATTGTAGTACATCATTAGTTGCTGTTCCTGCATCAGAATTAATTGCACTAATGTCAATTGTATTCTCTACAAGGTATGGTTGTCTACTACCTGCACCAAATCTTGATGGGGTTGCACCGGCGTTACCCGGGCCTGTTACGTCATATGTAGCCATATTATATATTCTCCCTAGTCAATTAAAAGATGTCTTGTTTGAAGAGCTTCCGAACGAAGAACTTTTCTACCAAAAACGTGAAGACCTCTAACAATATCAGAAAAAGAATCTGGGTCTCTAATTACTTCTGTTTTTGCGATAGCATTAGCAGTAGCAGTTGAAGACATATGTCCAAATAACACTTTGTAATAGTCTGAGGTTGTAGCGGCTGCAAAGTTATTAGTCATGTATAGTTTAAAACCATTTACTTGACCATTAATTACTGCACCGTTTCTTAAAGGTGATGTACCATCACCAGTTATAGACGCATCCATTAATTTAGATGACGCATTTCCAAGTTGTTCATAGAACTCTGGAGATGCTAAAAACCATCTGTTATCAGTTGGAATGTCTGCCGCATGTAGATTTTTAGCTGCTGTTGCTAAAATATCCATTGGGTCAACTTCGGAAGTTCCGAAACCAACATCTGCACCAGAACCGTCACTACCAGTAGTAGTTCCAGAACCAGACACCATTGCCGCAATTACATTTGCATCGTATGAATCTTTTAGAGCATATGCTCCAGAAGAAGTAGCCAAAGCTTCCCAGTTAACGTGAGCTTGTCTTTCTTCGATATCATCAACTTTAAATGCAAACGCATTAGCTTGGTCTACAACCATTTGAATTTGGTCATCTGCTAAATTCTGAGGAGCAATTTGAGCACCTCTGTTGTAAGAACTAACTGTGATTGTTGGTTCTTTAATAATGTTGACAGTATCTCCGTAAGCTTCAATTTCACCTGCGTAGTCAGTATTGGTAATATCCTCTACCACTGATGCAGTTCTAAAAAACTTTTGGACTTTTTGACTGTATATTGCCGGTAACCAATTACCCGATGGTAAATTGTTATAACCGGAAGCTGTTCCTATAGCCATAATTTTGTCCTCCTATAGACATAAAGATTAAGCATTAACAATTCTTCCCTCAACTCTAGCTAAGTCAATGTCTTTTTCATACTTGGCAAATTCAACCGGTTTCATTCTAGCTATATCGCTAATCTTCCACGTTTTTTTATTTGTAGTATCAATTTCACGCTTGCTAGTTGAAGTTACTGATTTCGATGCTTCTAATGAATTATTAGTTTTTTTCTTTTTATACCCAGTATCAACTTTATATAAGTCAATAGCTCGAGCAGCTAACTTTGCATTAGATGTATTTTCATACAACCAACCTTGAATAGTAGCATCTTGTTCACTAACCCATTGATGAAATTTTTCATCTCCTCTTATT